TATGTCAAAGCCAACAATGTTATGGCCGATAAGAACATCAGCCTCTTGGAGAAAGGTAATAGCATTAGTGATTGAGTCAGAGTTTCCGGTGTCATTAAATCGAAACACTTCCTCAGTGTCGATGTCCTTGACAACAACGCAATGAATGTGATCTAACCCCTGACGGGGTAGACCGTTGGTTTCAATGTCGAATAGTAGTCTCATTAGGACCAATTGCCGGGTTCTTCCCGGTCGAGAAGTTCTTGTGTCTTAGCAGATGGTCTGCCGCATTCCCGGCAAAACCACAAGTTGGGGTTGTCCAAACTCATGAAGTATTCACCGTGCCCACAAGTAATACAAATCTCATCATCAGAAGGCATAGTCATCATCAGTCTCGGTAGTGGGTTTAAAAGCCGTGGTGAGGTCTTCAGTCATTCTACCAGTAGATCCGTCAAATGTGATGGTTCCTGCCTGTCCTGTTTGCCCATTGAAACGGTTCTTCAGGACACGGATGTTAGCCATGTTGTCCCCAGCAGAGAGGTTACGCTCAAGGGCGATCACCATATCGGATAGCTGGACAATCGAGTGAGACCCCCGCAATTGCCCAAGGCTGACCTGTTGACCATCCTCGTGCCCCTTGTCGCCCTGTGGACGCTTCAGGTGACTGATCAGCAGCATTCCAATACCAGTCTCTTCCACAAAGGATCGGAGCTTGGTCATGGTTACATCAATGAGCTTACGTTCATCGTGTGATTCATTACCCGACATAAGGATAGAAAGGTGATCGAGAATGATCCACCCTACTTCCTTGGCAAGTGCCATGAACCGGCAGTCACTGAGGATACTGTCGGGGTCAACACTACCAAACCCATCACGCAGGTATACCTGACCAGTACCAAGACTAGCATCAAAGGCATCCTTAAGATCCTTCTCAGGTAATTCATTGTTTAGATGAAGGGGTTTGTTTGCCTTAATCGACATCAGCCTAAGAGCAGTCCGTTGAAGGCTCTCCTCAAGGGCAATGTATCCTACCTTCTCACCTTGATCAACAAGAGCCTGGGCTATTTCACCACAGAAGGTACTCTTACCGACGCCGGAACCTGAGGTGACAGTGACCAACTCCCCTTTTCTAAGACCACTAGTGATACGGTCAAGAGCAGTAAAGGGCCAATCAGCATCCCTACCATGAAGGGGCCGAGTTGCGAGAGCAAATAAGTCTCGTCCGTCGATGACAGTCTTTGGCGAATAGGGTTTTCTATTCCAGAGGACTGTTGATGTGATCGCCTCATAGTCTTTTGCAATTAATGCCTCGTTGGCATCTTTGTAGGAATCAAGCCGAGCAATGAATAGTTTATCATGGGGAAACAAACTGGCACAGTCTTGTGCTGCTTGTTGTCCTGCCTCATCTGAGTCAAAGAAGAGGACAATAGACTCAAACCCCATGAGCCATTTCAATTGATGCTGTAGGGCTTTCTTGGCTGCCTGTGCCCCGTTTGGGAGGCTAACAACTGGCCAGGTGGGACGGATTTGATACACACTAAGGCAATCTAACTCGCCTTCGGTGATAACAATCTCTTTACCACGACCCCATAGTTGTTGACCAAAGAGGGCATGGTCTTCGTTCTTACCAGTCCACCTAAAGTCTTTATCAGTGTCTCTACTCTTAAAACCAACCAGTTGGCCAGCCTGTGAGTAATAAGGAAACCGAATAGTCTTGGTGTCGTGGTCATAGCGAACGTTGAACTTTTTTAAGGTATCTTCCCTTAGGTTTCTACCCTTGAGAGGAACAAAGTCCCCAGTAAAGTCCATGGTTAATTTAAGAGGCTTGTGGGATTGAACATGAATAGAGTCAGAGTCTCCATGTTGATACGCGCCACAGGAGAAGCAGTGGGCATGGCCGTCAGTATATCGGGCCAAGGCGTCACTGCTTCCACACTGTGGACACGGCTCATGTGTCAGAAACTCGCTCTGTGAGAGCAGATCGGATTGCATCAGCTGCGGTAGTCATCTGTGAATGATAAGCGATCCAGTCCTCTAGTTCAGCAATGAAGCGATCCGCTATATCTGACGCCGTAATGGTGCCAGTGTGAACGTAATCGACACATGTGACGAGAGTATCAGCAAAGTCCTCACCAATACGTTGGAGGATTTGATCGCGTTTGTCAACAGAGCCAGTCATGGGGAATGTCATGGGATGGTGCCCACAGAAAACCATTATTCTCTGCCCACTTAGCGTAGGTAGTCTTACTGGTTTTTGTGAGCGTATTGTGTGGAGCTTGGAAGACAAGTCGAATATCAAGGGTGGGATGCTGCTTTTTAACGGCTAACATCTTCCTTCGATCTTCTGGTTTAAAGTAACCCTTGGCTTCCAAGATAACTCCATTGGGCAGGATAAAGTCAGGTGTGTATACTGACGATAAGGTGTAGTTTAGCTTAAGCGTTTCATATTCGAACTGGTGCCCATTCAGTTCAAACCACCGTGCCAACCTTTCTTCAAGACGGCTACGGTATTTGGGCATTAGCTTGCCTTAAGATCATCTAACCAATCTTCAAGGTTTTGAATCTGTCGATCAATCTCATACCGTTTGGGTTCGGTGTAATCATACATAAACAGTTCTTCCTGAAGATCAGCAATGCGTTCCAATACTGCGTACTTATCCATGATTAGAAGGGTACGTCATCAGCGTCATACCCAACAGGCCCTAGCCCAGGGTCCTCAGCAGGCTCAAAGCTGGGGCTACCACCCTTGAAGCCCTCTGTCTTGCCAAACAGCGCAGCAACGCCATCCTCGTCCAATCCACCGCTATCAGAGCCGCCTCCGCTAACCAGCTTCAGGACCTGAGCACCTCGTACCTTAACGGAACATCCAACCTTCTGCCCAAAGACATAAGGCTTTAGATCCACGATCAACTTAACAACAGTACCTTTCCAGATCTGTGTGTCAAGATCAATCGGTACTCCATCTGTATCCACCCAAGGGAACATAGGAGTTGTGCTTTCACCACCGTAGCTGACCTTAACAAATCCCTCCTCATCCCACTTGGGAAGTTCAGCAGAGAATCGCTTACCAGCCATTTTGTTCTTACCCCATTCCAATGCCTTTTGATAGGCATCTTCAAACTTGGTAAGGAACTCTTCAGGCACCTTGAATCCAATGGTACAGTTGTTAAACTTACCACTCGGAACTAGTGCGTTGATGTAACCTTCGAGGCTTGTGGTGATGATGAAACGTGTATCAGACATCTTTGGTAAGAAATTCGTGTTGTGCGATAAGGTCGAGAAACTCAACCAGGGTGTCATCCAGCTCAAGATCAGCACGGGTTGCCCAATACTGAACATGTTCTGGTAACCAACAAAGGCCATAGCCAATGTTAATGCTTTCCGCTAACTCAGTAGCGTAAGCGTCGGAGGGAATAGTTAGTTCCAAAAGTTCAGGCTTCAAGGATACTCTCAACGGTGGTGTACGCTTCATCATATGCTTCAAGACATGCCATAGCATTGCTACCGTTTTCGGCAGCCTCGGTCAAGAACGCACACTCAGCAAAGACATTACAAAGGTACTCCTCAAAGGATACTTCATAATGATCCTCTTCAGTATCCTTCTCTTGAAACTGCCACTCTTCGTAGTAGTTATCAATCACAGAAGGGTGAAGACCCAAAAGCTCAGCAATTTCCTTTAGTTCCATTAGCAAAAGAAGTAAGCGGATTGTTGGACATCATTGATGTCAAGCGTATTTAACATGACATCTTCATCAAAGTCAACCCCTAGCTGTTCTGCCCATTGCTGGAGCACTGGCTGTGAGTAGATCTCAATGAACTTATCACGGATCATGCTGCCCATGTCATCCATGTCACAGGAACGACCAAGCACACAATCATGTATCACAGTAAATGGGGCATCCCACTCCGCAAATACAAGGTGAAGCAACGCTGCATCCAAACTATGAACTAGATTGGGTGATGCTGCTGTCTTGGATTTAGCTAAGTTGATCTGTCGCTCATCCCACTCCTTTAAGAGGTGTGTCTTTACAGTTTGACCAAGCAGTTTAGTTTCAATTCTATCCACATCATTACGGCGATACTCCTGAACGACATGAAACCCAGAAGGTGTCACCCATTCAACAGTTGTCTTACCAGCTTTGATACATTCACCTGCCACCTTCTGGATGAACTCCATAGAGCGACAAGGACCATCAAAGATTTGCTTGACACCATAACGATAGATAGCTTTCACAATCATCTGTAACTCACCCTTCTCAAGTTTAATTCCCTTGAGTTCCTGACGGATGT